GCCATCTCTTCGGCCATCTCTTCGGTCTCTTCTTCGGCTTCTTCTTCGACTGGTGCTTCGGCAATCAGTGCGGACTCGGGAATAATCCAGAGCTTACACAGTGCGTCTTCTTCGATGTCGCCTTCGACGATCTCGCACCGGTTGGCGAGGTAGAACACGCAGTTCTTGCACGCCATGCCTTCGGATGCAAATGGGTTGCCTTCTGCGCCGATGTAATGCGCACCGTTTGCGCCGATGCCTTTGTCGAAAACACCGTACTCTTCGACGATGCTCTCGTATGTGTCGTACATGGCGAGTTGGCGCTCGTTCAAAATGTCGGATTCGTCGATTGCCTTCGTGGCGCTCTTCGGTTTCATGCCGTCATAGCCAACGGTGCGCAGTGCCTTCATTGTTTCCTTGTTGTGATACGCCGCCATACGGAGCGCTTCCATGTCGCTCTCAGAATGCCGACGTGATGCTTTAGTTGCCATGCTGTTCTCCTCTACAATACGACGTGCCCACGCACGCCCTTCATCGCCGCCCCAACCATACCAAGCTTGCCAACCTTTGCCTTGCTCGTCCCACGTCGCACCCTCTTTGTCAATCTCGTGACGGTCGAAGTATGCAACCATGCGTCGCACCGTCTCGAAACTGACCGGCTCACGGTTGGCCAGTTGATTCGCACGCGCCAAGCCGACCGCAGTCATGCCCTGCTGACTCGGTGGCTTCGTCGCACGCACATCGAGCGCACGCTGTGCATTGTCGGCGACCGCCTGCGGTGCGATGTACGTCGCTTTGGTTTCATCTGATGTTGCAATATTCAGTGCGGTCAGATATGCGCGCGCTTCGTCCATGCTTTGATAGCATTGCATGGCTTCGGGTTCGCCATCTTTGAACACACAATACTGCCCATTTGCAGATACAACATGATACGGCATCAAAGTTTCTCCATTGCTTGCGCGACGAGCGTCGACAGATCGCCGTTTCTGTGTATGGTCTCCGCTGCGTTGCCTGCGGTGTTCCATCGTCCTTTGTGTATGTCCGCCTGCTGGTCTCCCACGACGTACGGAGCGTACGACGCCGCACTCTGTAGCACCGCCTCATCACCTTGCAAATCGACGCGGTACGACCGGTTAAGCGCTTCGCTTCCCTTCAGCGTTGACCCGGTACCGCGTTTGTATGGCACCGTGATGTTTCCGCGTCGTATGTTTGCCATGACGAAGCGCCGTTGCTTCTCTGACTTAAACTTCATTGAGCCCGGAGCCGGTGGTGGTGGCTTGTCTTCGTTTAACTGCCCTTGCACCAACACCGCATAGCCCAGCGTGACGGTGCGTATCATCTCGCCAATCTGCGCTTCGCCGATGCGTCCAAGGATTTCCACGGTGATGCTGTTTGCCATCAGCGCACCAACCGCAGCGACGTGTCACAGCGACAATTGACGTGCGCTGGTGCGCCGTCGGGATACTCTGCGCCCCACTCCGCTTCGGTCTTGCCGTTCAGTGGCGCACAGATTGGACAAACCAACTCGTCAGCGTCGGTATTCCATACGCGTACCATGTTGATACCGCGCTCCCTGAGATAATCCTTATACGACGTCGTTGCCTGCGATGCTGCTCGCGTCGTCTCGGTAATGGCTATCATCTTGGCCCGCGTCGGGTCGCTCAGTGGCAACACCGCAGCGGTGATGTCCTGTATGGTCATGCCCGGGGTCGTGCGGAACATCTCGATAATGGGCTTGATGCGGTTCGCCGTGGTTTCGTCAATCTTTGCCGTCTCTCTCGGTGTGTAATCGAGTAGCCAATCTTGGATGTACCGCGACTGGTCGCCGGTGTCCATCGGGATACTGAACTGCGTACCGAGCCGGTCGATGCGCTTGCCCATCGTCGTGCCCAGTTCCGAATCCAAGACCGGTTTGATAACTTCGCGCAACGACGTCGACGGATCGCGTTCGTTGACGATATCACGCGCCCACTCTTCGCCCTTCTTGCGCATCTCTTTGATGATGCGGTTATAGATGCGGAGTTCATCCGGTGTCATGTCGTCCACCGGTGCCTTGACCGCGTGTATGACGTTGTGCACGTCGTCCACCGTCATGCCCTTGTAGCACCGCTGCATAACGGCGTCGACGTGGTCCGCGGGAATCAGCGCAGAATCAAACGAGGTCTTCGGGTCTCGTCCGCTCTTAATTCTGCGCTCTATTTTTTTTGACAACAACGACCATTCATTGGCTACGGCTTTGGATGTGTTCGCCATGTCCGATGGTGCCGCGGTGCCTGCTTCGGTTGGCGCTTCGACTGGCGTTGACTCCGGAGCGACGAGGTCGCCGGGTAGGATAACGTCAGCAATGCCGTCATAACCAAGGATTTGCATCGCTGCCCGAAGCGGTACACCTGCCTGCGTGAGTTGAAGCAAAGAGCCTGCGCGCTGTGCTTCGTCCGCTTGCATGACGTCGAGTTGTTCTGGCATGAACTGTATTTCATACTTCAACGGCCCGAGTAGCTGTTCGTTCATGACGTCGGCCAACTTCGGCAACCGAGGTATCACGGTTTCGCGCCAAAACGACTGACGATCCGAATCCGCCGTCGCATAGTTCGCCGCCGATGCTTCGAGCATGGTCAGCGGTACGCCCATGGTCATAGCGATTTGTTTGAGCGTGCGCTCTGCCAACTCCGGCATCATCAATGTATTGATGTCCGGTGTAATCTTCTGTACCTTCAACTCTTGCGCTCGGACAAATATCCATTTGAACGCGTTCAACACACCGCTTCCGCGTTGGTTAATCTCTGCGCCCATCCGCTTAAACTCTGAATCATCCATCGAGTCGGGGAGGTTCATCACCGTCACCGGTTGCGCGCCACCTTCAAAGAACATCGACGTAAAGCGGTCGAGATTGTAGGATAACTGCGCATTTTGCATAGCCACTTGCGCAGGTGCCAAGCCCGGCCCGACGTCGTCCGTGAATGAGTTCTCACGAAAGTACACAATCTCTTCGAGCGTCCACGGCCCGTACATCTTGCCGCCAATGACTTGGTTGAACGTCAGCCCCAAGTAGGGATTCTCCAGCGTGCCCAAGTTGGGATTGTATGCGTAGTTCACCGTCGTTGGGTTGAGCGCTTCGAAGCCGACCAACGTCCGACCCTTGACGATGCGCACCCAATACGCCGCTCCGCACACAAGAAGACTGCGCTCCGTCGCTGCCAAGAGCCGTGAAAAGTTCTTCTTCCATGGCCACTCGACTTCGACGCCGTTCCTAAGTAAGCGATACGGTACCGAGCTAATTGCATCGGCTCGCAGTTCGACCGCACGGTACAACGGTGCAACGTGGGCATACCCAACGTCAGCCGTCTTGATTGTTCCGTTCCGCAACAATTGACCCAGCCAAGCCGGGTTGTTCATGGTCATGCAAAACTCCATTCTACGCGTGGCTTCGATATCATTGCGACCGCACCACTGGCCGCGTCAACGTAGTCGTCATGCGGTGCGCTGGGGAAGGCGACGATCTCATCGAGAAAGTCCCGCACCCATGCACCGTTCACCACGACCACGGCTCCGGCTTCGGCTCTCGCTGCCCAAGGCATTGCGCGCTGGACTTTGTCGCCCTTGACGTCAATACCTTTGAACGATACGTCGGCAATCTCCGGGATGCGTCGCAACTCTTGGGTTGCTGCAAGTCCGTGCTGTGCTTTCTCGATGCCGTGCGTCGTGTCCGTCTCACGTCGCATCGTGTCCACCATGATGCGTCGTACATCGGGCCACTCTGCTTTCACTTTGATACCGTCGGCAATATAGAACACGCCGTCGTGCAAACACACACGGACGGACGCGGTATAGTCTGCGGATTGCTTGACGCTCGAAGCCAAGTCCCAATAGCGGAACCACTTTGCGCCGTGCGGTCTGACGTCGGTCGTCTTCAGCCAATGGCGCTGGAACATTGCGCCGACCGGGTCGATGAAATCACCGTCGACTTCTTGCCGGTACATCTCAGACGTCATCGACTCCTTGAGCGTCTCGACAAAGGTGTCATCGAGAAAGATGTTGTCCGTCGTCTTGCTTCGGATCGTGGCATAGTCGCGGTGCGTGCCTGCGAAGAGTTGATACACCCAATCTTTGCCGCGTGGCGTTGTCGACATCCAAGCCCGACCGGGTTGCTCGCGCAACGTCGCAATGCTCAATGGCCAAATGTCGCTGTCCATCATGGCAACCTCATCCAACCAAAGCCACCCGGCATTGGCGCCACGGAGTCGGTCGGGGTTGTCTGCACTGCGAAAGATGATGCGACGGTCACCGAGCAAACGAAGCTCCATATCTGACTTGTTCCAAGACGTCGCAATGCCTGCCTTCGCTACCAAGCGTAGGATAGTCTCCATGGCGCCGAGTTTGAGCATCGGGTATGTCGGTGCCACGATGAGCCCCGTGGAGCCCTTGGGTTGTCTCAGTGCCTCCACTGCGCCAGCTCGTGTCTTACCGCTGCCACGACCACCGACGAACAGACGAAACCGCGCGTCACTTGCCCAAAACGCTCTTTGGGGTGACGTCTGTGATTGGTGTCGGATCGTCAGCGGTGAGGTCGATGACGTAGTCGTTGGGGCCTGTAGTGGAGTGTACATTGTAGGATTCTCTATAGGTCGGGTCTAACTTCTTCAGCAGAAACATGACCATCACCGGTGTCGTTGGCGCCATGCTGTACGCCAAAGATTCTAAGAACTCTTGGCGCACTTCGCGACCGCGTCGGGTTGCTTCTTCCACCTTCGCAGCGAACACCGGGTCGGCGTCGCGTGCTCGGAGTAGGTCGCGCCGATTGATGTTGCATACCTTGCACGCGTCCGTCATGAAACCGAGACGCTCGATGGCTTCCAAGACTTCGGCCTGTTGCAACTTGGTAATGATTGCCGGCTGTGCCTCGCTTTTTACGACGGCCTGCGCTCGTGGCTTTCTTGGCGCAGTCACCGCACGGACTCCGACGTTACGAAGCGAAGCAACACGTTGACAATGGCGAGTGCGTACGCAATCTGCGGTGCGATCTCGTTTAGCTCAGGCCATGCCATAACCGTGGCGAGTATCATGGCGACCAATGACAACACGTTTATCCATACCGTCTTTGATTTGTACCAGCGCTTCATGTCTTAGCCTCCACTCATGCGAAACCACGAAAGAAACACCAACCATGCGCCGCCACCGACGAGCATGACCGCATATACCTGTTGTTCAAGCCGTGCGATGCGCTTCTCGAACTCTTTGAAGTTGGCGTCGCCGTTTTCGAGTCGTCGCAGTATCATGTCCTGCTTTTCCTCTATACGGGCCAGCTTTGTCTCAACTGACTCGGTCATACTTTCCCCTGCTGATATGCTGCGAATTCGTACCGCACCGCGTCGATGTTTATCGCTGAGCCCGGGCACGACTTCTTTGCCGCTGGGTATTCGCGGTGTCCTTTGAGCGTCGTTGCATCCACTGCGATACCTCGCCAATTCATCAGCGCCAACGTCGTGGAGCGCACGAGCCGGTGCAAGTCGTCGGGCCATGGCCTCGTGTCGTACTCGCCGACCACTTCGATGCCCCACATGCTCGCATTGCCAGTCAGTGATGAACAATGAATACCGGGCACGTTCAATGGGCACATTTGCCAGATGCCGTCAAGCTCCGGATTGCGTCCGCCGATGACGAGGAACAAATGCGGGCCGCCTCGCCATCCCATCGCCTCGTATCGTTTGCTCATGGCGTTCATCGTG